ACGTAAAGAACCTCTTTACTCCTGCACTGGCCTCGCCGCCCTCCTCGTCAACGAGTAGAGGGAGTTATGCGCGTCTTCCTGTCAATTTTTACCAGGTAAGATATTTTAACTTTTAAGTTGCTTGCTTAAGCAACGCGCAAACAGAAACAAAGGAGACGTTAAAAACGTCGAGTGTATGGTAGCGGAAGAGGTGCATGCCCATTGGCAATCGCACCAAGACTATTCCCACCAATGTTAACTCCGTATTTCGACTGCAATGCGAGATTAGCAACATTCCAGACCACATTAAAGGCCTGTCCTGGAGATGGTAGATAGTGTTGAAACTTACCCCACATCTGCTCAAAACTAGACCAATAATTGGCTAGAGTATCTCCCCATCCCTGACCACCCATCGCTGCGGATGAATGTTTAGTCAGAAGAAGGGCTTCGAAATTGCAAACAATTTCGTAGGCAACAGGAGCGCTAGCTGGTAAACCGGAAAAGGCTACAAACGGTACAGTGAAAGGTATCGTTGAAGTAGTTCCGACTAATCCCGTGCTGTTAACAGCACCCTGATTAAAGGCAAAGGAATTAGTGTCTTGAGGACGACCAGACGCACTAGCACCCAACGAGGCAATATCTTGCCGTCCATTTGGATGTGCAAAGAAATCATTACAACTCATAGCATTAAGCGTAGTTGCATCAATTCCTTCTATAGCTCCTGTATATACAATACCTGGTGCTGATGTTGCGGCAATGCTTGGGAAAGCTTTGACCCCGATAGATATAACACGGGCAGCGGAGAAGTTTGCTCCGACGGCAGCAGAGTCAGTGGCAGTTAAGACACTAGCTCCAGCAGTAGCTGTTCCAGAGTTAAAAACAAAACCCTGGGAGGTAACAGCAGGTAAGGCAGCGATGGTTAAGGAACCATCACTGTTTGCAGTAGCAGAACCCCTAATATAGGAGGTAATGCATTGGGAGGGAGACATACAACCCCAACCCAACTTACACCCTTGGTATTCAAAAGGATTTACCAAGGAGTTGAAATACGACTCAGTCAAATTGGACGACTGAGATTGTGAGCGACCACCCCCTTTTCGGGCTGTGGAGACAGACTTCGTTCTGTTTGTGACTTGAGTAACAGTCACCTTCTTCTTATTCTGATTGCGAGAAGGAGCGCTCTTTAACTTTCGTGTAACGATCATGTATGGGATCCTCCTAATCGTAGGAAGGACTGTACATCCATAAAGACACGTTCGAGTAACTATATGACCTGAAAGCGGTTTTGTCCCTTTCACAGTGATCATACGGTATCGGTGTCCACCCGTGCAGTCTCTCGGCATTTAGCTGTAATAGACTACAAATAGGCAGAGGTCATTTATTCCTCTTCGAACCTATCTTACCTTCGGTAAGCACTTAGCACGGAATTATTAAGGTCATAGTGGGTAGCTGCTAAAGATATGCATGCTCTAGATCGTAATGTTTGATACAATCACATTGCCATACCCCCCTTACGTCCACTAGGCCACCGTTTTGGGTAGTTTATATTTATGAACCCCATGAACAGTTTAATGTCTTATTCAGGACCGAGTTATTCTCCGTAATAAACTCGCATGACCGGTTGGGTAAGAACTCCCAACGACGCTTAAGCAACAATTCCGTCCTTTTCAAAATCAGGATAGTGATGAGCTTCATGGTGAACAAAAGATTCATCTTCTGTAGAGATTAAGATCCTACATGCGTCATAATAAAAGAAAGGAAGGACTAACAGAGTATGGTGAACCCCCTTCATTGCGGTGCGTTTCACTCTAATTACTTCTTTGTCGTCAGAAACTCCAGGTTTCATCCAAGGTACATCTTTGATCGCCTTGTCTTCTTTAACTTCATATCCAGGTAATGGTAGACCTAAAGAGACGTCTACATCACTTATCTGACAGAGTTTAATCTCTGCATACTTCTTTTGAACAGAAGTAGTGCGATATGAAAAGCCACACGGATGTTCTACTCCCATCCCTCCCAGAGAGATTGGTATGAACAAATTCCTAGAATGTGGTCTTCCGCCATAATAAAAGCGGGTTTCTTTTATAATCGATTCCTTATGAAAATCAAGGTACATCGATAAAAGTTCGGATCTTCTACCAGGTAAAGAACCCTGAAGTAGGCAGTTGATATTAGCGGTTAAATTACCCATATCATCTGAGTGATGGCTCGAAGCCTTATCACTAGATTGCACTTTGTGCTGACCAAAGAAAAGGCCAGCATTGAGGAAATCGATCTGTTTGGGTGTAACATCATAACGGTTTTTTCCCGTATGGACCCTCTTAATTCTATTAAGATCGAGAATACAGCCTATTGAGTTGATATTTGAATAACTCTTATGTCTATAGGCTTTGCCCGGACTCATTTGTAGTCCTACGGCTTTTCCAAGTCTCACATGAGACTCCCAACGTGAAGGATCGGATGCATACAACATATCATCACCATTTACAAGAACATGGTTTAAACGATCTTCATCAGGCCAATTCCACTGTTCATTATCTGTGTTTAAGAGATAAACACCAAGATTTGCCATGCAAAGTATAGGGAAAGATAGAATCGATCCCATCAATTGTCCATTGGCTTGAACACCCTTAAAAACGGGTTGCGTCCTTCCATTCTCCTTAATAGGATAGTGTAGCGCATGTGGTCCTAACACACTCCAAGCGAGTTGCTGTTGACGGGGATCCAAGTCGAACATAAGATACTTAAGAATTCGACCTGAATAGGCCCAACTGAGTCCATCAGTTGCCCCGGAGTAGTCTATAGAAAACCACTCCATGTTGGGTGTTGCCTTACTTGTAAGGTCCAACAAATCTGTCGGCGAAAAAGGTCGACCAATCAGACGGAAACAAGACATTTCCCTCATCGCACTGTGCATTGCAACCTGAAGAGGTTTGCATGAGTAATACGGGATACTTTCTCCCTTCGATATCACACGCACTTTCATAGGTTCGAGAACGGCCTGGATGGTACATTTGATCGGTTCTTCCGTATCAATTCCATCTAACCTCTTAAGAATGATATCTTTCCATTCTTCACGACCATAAAATGTTCGGCATTCGTACCTCAGGTTGGACTTGCGATGTCCATTTACTATACCGTGAGGGCGATAACTCATAGAGAAGAGTTCATCGACTTGAGGCAAACCAAAATTCAAACCAGTCTCTTCAACAAGATAACTGTGCTGCCCACCCATTGCTCTCGTATGCTCAAAAGAGGCACTACAAGAAGTACTTCGATCTAAGAAGGCCGCGCTAACCATGCGTGTCGCTACTTCTTTTCGAAGACTATCCAGACAACGACGAAATGTCGGAACATTAAAGATCTGGTTAATAATGTCCTCATCTCCTTCGTCTCTCTTGGACAAGGTTTTAAAATGCTCTAAATAGGTATCTTCAACGAAAGATTCACCTACAGGTAACGTACTACGTTTACACTGGAGCCACGAATACCAGAGCTGGGCATTTGAATCATTTTTAGCATTCAAACGTGATTTCATCCAGTCTCTTAACTCACCACGAGGACGCCAGGTATAACCCTGCTCCTCCGGAAAATCGTTATTCAGATACTTAGCTAAAGGTCGGTTTAAAATGTTTTTAACTTTTTTAATCCATACCTTCTCGCTAGGGGAAATATCTAAATAATCATGAAGCTGCATCAGCAATTCATGTCGAACTGAATCCTTCACCCGATGGTGTCTCAGGATCAAATTCAGTCCGCGATATAAAGCGTCAGTTCTTTCACTTAAAGAAGATTCAGGTTGAACTATTTCCTGAATCTGTGGAGACGACTCCACCTTGGTGTTAACGCGCTTGGTGTCTAACGGCATCACCTTATTTTCGCGAGCGCGCGAACGGTTTATTCTTTCTATGTGGTTCATTTCGACCACAACGGTTAAGAATAAG